GAGGTAACGGATTAGGGTTAATAAAATTTACACCATTCCAAAAATACCCAGGGCCTGCATAGTTGCCATCGGCATCAGGGTATTCTATAAAGTACATGCCCTCTGGAGCGGGGTCAGTAGGCTCACATACAATGATGTTAACTACTGACCCTGTAGAATCGACAACTGCACAAGAAGTCATTTGCCGCCTCCATAAAGATTAACTTGTTGCGGTTGTAGAGTATGTAACAGTCAATGTATCGTTAACTAATACAGCTTTTGATCCGCCTGAGAAGTTTCCTTCTGAATATAATGTACCGCTTGTATTACTTAGTGTACTTACTGCACCCGTTCCAGTTACTAAAAAGCAACCATAAACTGTACCAGCAGTAGTTATTGTAAAAACAATACCTGTAGCAGTAGAAGTTGTTACGTTAGATGGAGTTGTTCCTGAAGATGAAGATGATGCAAATGATGCTGTTCCACGAACTGCTGAACCGCCAACTGTATAAGTAGTAAATTCACCAGCATTTGTAGTAACTAAAGTAGTCATTGTATCAGCTGCTGCAGGTGTTAAACTTACCTTAGTCAAACCTAAAAACGGGCCAACTACAGTATAAGCAGAACCTTTTAATAGGGTATCTAGCATTAACTGTTTACCAGCTGCTACAACTAGATTTGGAACTTCATCTTCCCATTTCACATTACCATTTTGATCATGACAAACAACTTTGTACATACCTTCCATACCAAATGGTTCATCTGATTTTTTATTACGGCCTACTGTTACTACTGCGTTATCTCCAAAACCTGCTATTTCGTTATTCATAATTGCTCCTAGCTAAATTGTGATCTTACTAAAAAATTTAATACATTGTATACCGTCTGATGCAAACCAGCAAAATTTATTTCTATTTCTCCTTGATACTGCCCAGGATCTACATTGAGAGTATTGTTAGGGAAATAAAACATAACCAACCCATCTGAACCATTTGTTACATTAGTGCAAGTAATAGTAGATAGTACTGTTGTTGAGTTTATAGCTCTAAACTTTACTGTTACTGTGGCAGAACTTACGTCAACAACTGTACCATCTGGGTGATACAAAGTCATTTTTATATAAGGTAGATTATCACCTTGAACTAATTTAATTACGCTCATACAAACCTCTGAAATTCTGCTCTAACGGAGTCTCGTGAAAGACCTTTTGTGATCTTTGTTCTTGTTTCAGTAATACCGTTTTTAAACATCCTAGCATATTGTTCTGCTGCGGTTTTATCATAATACGATTGTTGAGGAGTCCCATATAAACGAGCTCTAGCTCCAAAACTAATAATTTCTAAAAATTGTTCGTAAACTTCTGAATCTATTTCAGTAGAATCTCTAGTAGGTGCAATTGAAACTCTACATCTTAAATAATCCGTGCCAGTTACAGTAACAGGATAAGGAGTTACGATAATTTCAGGCATAATTAAACGAGTTACATATGCAGGATTTCCTTGCACTTGTCTCCAGTCAGCCATACGGTAAATACTAGCCAACTCATCGCTGGACTTAGGGATTACCAAAACATCGTTATAGTAAGTTACTTCTGGTAAAACAAATTTAGTATCAGCTGGTGTAACTATAGGGTACGAAGCTTGATTAGCGACTAATGGAATATAAGGAATATCTATTTGTAAAAATCTTGTTTTTTCACAAAACTCAATACAAGCATTTCTAATTGCATTAACAGCAATAAGGTCAGCTACGTTTGGTACAAACTGCATAACCTCTGGTAAAAAGTTATCATAGGGGACAGTAAATCCATAAGCTTGACTCATGATCCACTCCCTGGTTTGTCAGGGTTAAGCCCATCCAACTGTTGGTTCGGAGAGTTTTTAATTTCTTGGTCAGATTTAACACCCATAGTAGCCATAAATGTTTGTAAATAACCGCTTGCAAGAGCCACCCCTGGAGCATATTCTGCATCTTTACTGTTTGCACGGTACAAAACATAATCTAAAACTGCTGTCTGAAAAATATCATTAACATAAAGTGTGCTGCTTTCAGAAGTTACATCTGCTGGCACTGGTGAATAGTTAATTTGCAAATACCCTTTTCCATTGCTTGGTGGGTAAACATAATATACTGTTTGATCTTGTTGATCATAAATATAGTTTAACGGAACTGTTACAGGCACTGCTGCATGCCAGTTAGGATTAAAGTCATTTAAGATCTGTTGTGAAACAATTCTAGGTACTCTTCCAGGTGTCGTGCCTGTAGTACCCATGTAGCGAATAATATCTAGTAATGTCCAGCCATCTGCAGGAATATTTTGTCTTGTTCCAGGGTCGAGTTTTACAACTGCAACTTTATTAGTCGCATTAGGTGACATGACTGTAATTTGTCTTTGAGCGTCATTAATCCAGCCTAATAATTCAGCTCTAGTCCATCGTGTATTACCTTGGTCTAAAAGTTGAATTGAAGCTTTATCAATAAAATACTTAGCTGTTAATGTTCCCATAGCCTTATTATATACGAAAAGGGGCCTAGGCCCCTATATTAACCTGCGTGTGCTGCAAACCAAGTAATTCCATCTGGACAGATGAAAGTAGTTGATTTTGCTGTTGCAATACCAAATGGGATATTTACTGCTGCACCATTAATTGTTCCGCCTAAAGGTGGATAAACTAATACAGTATTCGCACCAGAGTTAAACACAGTAATAAATGCTGAACCTTGGTTTGTTAATTGTGCTGTATTATAAGTAGTACCAACAGTACTAAAATTCATAATATCAGCAGTAATTTGATATGTAGCACCAGCTAACGCTGTACTCGCTGTTGTTGATGTTTGGGTTGTACCAGAGCCAGAAACAGTAGCAGTTTGGGAATTAGTAGCAGATAACGCAACTACTGAAAGGTCCCCCCCTGATGCGGCAGCGGCTTCAGTAGGCCATACACCTACCTGAACTAATTTTACTTGTGAAGTCATTTAAATCTCCTAAAAAATGTAGAGGGTGGGTATTACCCCACCCAGATATTAACCTGCTGCTACTAAGAGAGCGACTGCATCAACCTGAGTTACTTTGTAACCATAAATGTTCAAACCACGAACCAATGTACCAAAGTCATTAGGGTTTTGTAAACTTTCTACTTTAGCAATCTGTGAAGCAAAGCTAATACCAGCTTTATGTCCAGCCATAATAGCGTGACGCTTGACATAAGTAGAAGCACCAGTCTGAGTACCATCCCAGTTATAAGTAGCTGCTGCACGTGGCAACAAGTTAGATACATAAACTGTGAAACGATCAATCATACCAATCTTACCATTACGGAGGATTGAACTTGCATCACCCATAAACTGAGCTTGAGCTAAGTTAGATTGCATGAGGATCTGACGCTCTGTTGGGCTAATAACGATCCAACGATCTGTTTCAGGTATGTTTGCTTCATCTAATACAGAAGACAATGCAGTGATATTTTGAAGAATGTTAGAAGCTGTTAATGTAACGGCAGCAGCATCAGTTCCAAGGTTAAAAGCACCAGAAATCTTACCAGCAGCAGAACCTTGGTTTGTTGAAGCACCTTGGTTGAATGTACCTAGTAATACGTCTTTATCAATCTGAATCTTCATCTGCATAGAAGCATCGTTAGTGAAAACATCCATTAACTTAGGCTTAGATTGTAATTCGAGTACGTTGTTGACGTTAACACCGAAGTATTTACCTTTGCTGATAGACAAAGAAATTGTGCTTGGAGCAGGAATTTCATATGCTAAGTTTTGACCAACTTGGTAGTTATTGATTGTAATTGTTGGGATTGTGTTGATAATAACTGTATCACCAATACCAGAAATATCACCCTGCCAGTCAGTATTAGCGATTTCGCCAAAAACTGTAGCAGCATAGAATTTTTGAGCTAATTTTCCAGACCATAGGGTAGGAATAAAAGTTCCAGAATACGCAGTACCTGCATAAGAGGTTGCGCCATTAGGTGCGTAAAATCCACCAGAGTTAATGGGGTAGGTTGCGCCAGCGGTAACAGTAGACATAATTTCTCCTTTGATTGTCTATTTAAAACTTTCTGCTACCACCGTCTAGTTCGACTATCGAATTCGCCCGTTAGCAGCAGCTATATTAATTTCTTTTTCCATTTGAATCGCCTCGTCATTATCGAGCAAACCACGTCTCCAGTCTTCATAAAACTGCCCTACTTCTCTCTCGGAAAAATAACGCTCGTTTTGTTGATCGCCTGGCTGCGTTGTTGAACGTGAGCGAGTCGGTGCTACTTGACGTTGAAGTTCTTGGTTTGGTTGTTTGTTTGGTTTTGCTGGAATTAAAGATTTGTAAGCGTTAAAAATGTTTGCCACACGAGTAACTTCTAAATTCTCATATGCATTTGTTAATGCTACTTGTCTAGGAAATCCATAAACAGGGTCAATTTGTTGTAACCAGTTTAAAAAACCTTGATCAGTGTTCAAGACTTCCCAATCTGATACCTGTTGAGATAATCCAGTTAAGAATCTATCTTTATCAGACACAACTTGTTTTTCCTGTACATTACCTAACTTACTTTCCAAACTTTTAATCTGATTTACTAATTCTGCTTCTCTAGTTCCTACTTTAGATTGTGCAGCACGTTCAATTAAATTAATTAAATCTGGTCCAAAAGCTTCTCTATCTTCATCAGTGATTAGAGACTCACTAGGCTTCGCTGTTTCAATATGCTGTACTTTGGCTCTTTCCACATCTCCAATAAGTGTCTGTACTTGCGTATTTAACTCACGGACTTGTGCATGTAACCTCGGTACTTCAGCATCATACATACCTTTTAAAGTGTGATATCTTTGAGACCACGTTTCATCAAGTACTGGATTAGCTTGCTTTCGCTGCTCTTCTATAACATTATCTTTCGGCTCTGGGGCAGGGTCTGGATCTGATGCTAAATTTAAATTAGTCTCCGTGTTATCGGTCTTGTTTAAATTAAGTTCAGCTGCTAAACGATCTGCTTCATCAACTTGTTGTTGTACTGCCTGTGGTAATGCCATCTTCTCTCCTTTAGCTCCGTCTGCTACTCACACTCCGCCTTAACGGTCTGTGTTTATTGCTTATCGGTCTGCTACTGTGTTGTAAAAACTTTAAGCTCCAATTACGGTCTGCTCTTAGTATTAAATTTGGCGATCAATGCTTCCGCATTTTCAATTGTATCAAGGATTTCCTTGTACACTCCGACTTCGCCTTGTAGTCGGTAAATCTTATCTGCATCAGTTACTTGCGCCATCATTTCTAAAGACCCCTGCCGTTTGGCTCTGAAGTACTCCACGAGATGATTAAACTCAGGTCCCCGCAAGAACGTAAAGCATCTAGCTACACGTTCATCAATTCTCACTTACACATTCCGTCTGTTTTTGCAGACTCTTGTCTGTATTCTGGACCTTTGGAATTACAAAACTCGCTCATGCTTGGAGCACTTCCTAAACCAGTTTGTCCACCTTTAGACATACCGTCAGTTTTTGCTGACTCTTGAGCATACTCGTCTTTGCCATTACGTTTTAATTTACTAAAAATCTCAGCCATTTTAGGCTCCTTTTAAAATTAATTTATACAATTACTATTAGATACAATATTATACTATTTGTCAACCTTGGTTCTCAAATCTATTTGTAACTGGTGCACTATTCATTAATTGCGCTCCTCCAGTTGGCGGTGCAGGTGGTGTTCCTCCTGCTTGAGCTTGTCCATTTTTCTGAGCCATCTCTTGCATTTGAGCTTGTTCCATTTCAGATTGCTTAGCTTGTGCTGCAGCTTCTTTTTGTTTAACTACATACTCAGGTGGTACAATCTCGTCTACATTTAAGTCTAGTGTTTTAGCTGACTGCCTTAGTAACTCTGCAATACCTTCCATACCAATTACTTGTTGTACAACTGGGCTATTTAGAGCAACTGATAAGAACTCATTTCTGCGTTGTTGAGCTGATTCTTTTTCTAATAAACTTGCTGCACCACGAGCTTGAATATGGATATCGCCTTTTAAATCAGGATCATCAGAATAACGCATGTTGTAATAATACAACCGATCAATACAAGGTTTAATAACATGTTCATCAATGTTTGCAATAACTTGCTTGATAGATTTACCAGCATTTGACATTAGCATCGACATACCAGAAGCAGTTCTACCTGCTCCACCTGTAGGATTACCGCCAGTCATGTAACGTGGAATACCCGTATACTCATCAGCTAAAGTAGCAAACTTCTCATACACTGCCATCAATTCGTTAGCTCGTGAATCAGGTTGGAAAAAACTTACAGGAGCTTGTGTTCCATTAGTAGGGTCACTAGTTACTTGCCAGATCTTCCAGGGGAATATTTGAGTTACGTTCTCACCAGGAGGTAGTCTATCAATGTTGTATACAACTTGTGGTCCTGAAGATAAGCCCATATTGTTTACTAGAGCCCTTGCAGCGGCATTACAAATGTCTTGGGTATCTCTGGCTAAGTCTGCTACTGAATTGCCCCAGAATGCCCCTGGAACTTCTTCGTATGAGGCTTTGTAGTATGGTTTACGAGCTAAAGGATCAGGGTTTACAACTGCTTTGATAATCCAACGACCAATAAGCCATGCTTCAATCGGATACTCTGCTAACGGATCAGGAACTTCTTCATCAGTCATACCCCAATCACGTAATAGCTTACCTTGCACAGATCCCCAAAATTGGAGTGCATCAATTAATTCTGAAGGATTTTGTCCTGCTGCAACTGTTGACTTTCCTTCAGCATTCGCTTTTGTGAGGTCAATATATATCCAATCCCGTAAACCACCCTTGCCGTACTCTTCCAAAACTTGTCTAATTGCGCCATCACTGTATCCGTCCACTCCAAGCATTTCGACTAAATCACCTCTCGATAACTTATGTCGTTCGATTAAATATCCATCATTAATAGTAGATGCATCAGGGGCAGGATAAAGCATAAAAGGATCAACTCTTTCCCACTCCAAAGCCAGCGTATTCTGAACATCTAAACCCCATTCCTTACTTTGTTTGTCTTGCACCCACTTCAACATTGGTTTATTACGCACCACAGGACCTTTTAATATGGCTGAGGGGAACGTAACTAAATCATCAATAAACTGGGCAAAAGCTGTAGTCCACTCACCTTCTAACAACTGAGAGTGCATTTTCTTTTCCATACGCTCTGCTGTATCTGTAGCAATATCCGTAAGATGTCTCATCGCTTCATCTTTTAACTCAAGGAGCATTTCTTTTACTTCTTGGTCTGAAGGATTTACACCTTGTGCTAGTATCTGCTGTAACTTCTCTTGGGCTTTCATCATTAAATTAACAAGGATATCTGGCTCAAGTTCTGGTACTGGATTTGGTCTAAGGTTCCAAGGTTTATCGTCAGCACCTGTTAGTAACACATCTCTTAGCCAGCTAGAAGCGGCACGACACTTATTACTTGTAAGCATCATATAGATTGTTGCTGAGTTTTGTTCTCTAAGTTGTGCTAATTTATCTGGGTCATACTCACCACGACGTGCACGAACTGATTTAAGCATCTTCTGCTCAATTGTATATTCTTTCGCCATACGAGCGATAACCCACTTACCTTTAATGTATGCTGATAACTGTTGAATTACTGGTTCGCTGTTAGCTGTTACGGCAGCACGACGCTCTTCATCCTGTAACTGCTTTACAGATTTTAACGGAACTATACCACCTAGTACGGTAGTTCCTGGAGCAGTAGCATTAGTAATATTAAGTGCAGGCATATGTACAGTTTGTGTGATTATGTTTCTTTATACTACTATTATACTCTAGTGTCAATCTTAAACCCAAAGGTAATTACTTTTCTGAATTTCTTTTCGTTTAGTGGCTAGTACTTCACCAGTTAAATTACCGTCAGCATGCAAGCATGCATATTGAAACGCATCGGCAATGTGAGAGTACTTATTCTTTTCTGGTTTATCATCAACGTCACCAGTGTTCTTAATTTTGTATCTATAACCACCTCGTAAGGCATTAATTAGATTTTTACAACTTGGATCAATAAGCATCGCTGGTTTACCATCAGATATTCTAGTAAGCAATGAGTCAACGGCTGACAATCTGGCTACTACCGAGTTCGACTTTGCAGGAATAACCCTGAACCCTTCTTGTCTAAGAATATCAAATACACTTCTCTCATCTGTTTGAGCTCTTTGCGTACCTGCAGGGTCTCCAATAATTAACACGGGCATACCTGGGAATTTGTTAGCAAGTAACGGTTTTAGTTTTTCTCTAGTAAACCTAAGCGTACCCATCCCGTCAGAAACAAGATCAGCATAAGTTAAAAATCTACCTAGCATATCAATCTGACTAATCGAACAGGCTGGGGTTAACCCGAAGTCCATCCCTAAAATCAGAGGGTGCGTGGTTGACTTGATGTAGCTCAACGGCCCTTTTGAAACATGCATGTCTAAGTTAAATGCTCTAAATACTGGCTGCCCACTCAGCGACTTACCAAACTTCGCATTAATGTAAACATCAACCCAGTCTTCAGCTTTACCTTCTGCTAAGTTATCGTAGTAACCCTCAGGTAAGAAATCAGTCCAGTCTGCTTCGGCACTAAGCCCGCTTGGTTGGAAAAACACTTCCGCATTTTTTGGTGGTTCAGATAAAAACTGTTCCCAAAACGTATCCATGTCTGGAGGGTTTGTCATCCCCCATATGTGAGCATTAGGACTACCATCATCAGTGACACAGCCCACGGTATTGTCCAGCTTAGAAGGATAACGGCCAAGACGACCCTGTAACGCATTAAAGATGTCGGGGTTGATTTCTCGAAACTCGTCCAGTATGCCAAAAGAAGCTTGGAGAGACAGTAACCGCCTAACGTCATTAGAATCGTCCAGACCACGAAATAGTATTTCACATTCAACATCATTAAACTTTAAAATAAATTTATAATTGGTTTTCTCAAATACCCCAGCCTGCCCATCAGGGTACCACCTTAACACGTCAGGAATACTTGTATCCCGCAACTGCTCTCTTGTATTACGCACCCATATTGCTCTTGATCGTCTAATACCATCCCGACATTTCGCCATTTTAGAAGCGTGATATGCTATTTTTATGATACCCGCAGTCGTTTTTGTACTACCCACAGGCCCAACAATCAATGAAATGAAGGCTTCTGACTGTAAAAATGGTTCTACTGACTTAGGTGGTGTATAGCTTAAATGGCTCATTTTTTGTCGTTTTTGACCTGTTTTTTGTCGTTTTTGACCGTTTTAGGGGTCTTAACGTGGGCTTTTTCAACAATATCTGTGGCTTCTATATCAACAATATTGGACTCTTTAGGGCTTGAAAAGTTAATACTGATCGAAAATCCTGGTCCTGCTACTGCTTGAACATTCGATTTTGGCTCTAAATCACCCAGTTTAGTGAATGTTTTAACACCTTCTTGTAGCTGAACAATCGAAGTTTCGTTATGTAAAAGCCTTTTAAAGTACTCATCCGACAAAACATCTGCTTTCATTGCAGACTTAACACGGAATGTATATCCAGACTGCTCGAACTCTACTCGCTGCGCTGCTACTGCATCAAGAAATGGTTTCCACTTAGACAACTTCTCCCAAGCTTCGCCATAGATGCCATTGCGTGATGCAACTTCTTTAGGGTCTTCTATCCCAGCTGCTATTGAGGCAACTAAACCAGGAGGAATATCCAAAAAGCGATCAGGGTTAGTTAGATCTTTGAGCTCTTCGTTCATCTACAAACTTCTTTAGTGCTAATCGAATAACTTCAGAGAATGTAAGTCCTTTAAGAGCTGCTTCTTCTTTTAGACTTGTTACCAGTTCTTCTGGTAAGAAAAAATTATGGCGCTTCACTTTTTAAATCCTTTGAGTGTTTCAGCTAAACGAGCTCGCTGTCCTACTTTACCGCCTTTTGATGCAGCAGCTTCTAGTTTTTTAGCTGGAATTTTTTTACCTTTAGGAACTCCAAGGTCTTCATGTAAAGCACCAGGTTTTTTAATTGCGTCAGCAATCCAGTTCTTTTTAGTAGCCATTTTACTTAGCTTTCTTCATTGGTGGCTTTGGCTTAGGCATCTTAGCCATTTTGGACTCTTCCATCTTTTCGCCCTTGGCATAAGTTTTAGCTGGGAGTTTTTTCTCTGCAGCCTCTTCTTTTTTAGTTTCTTTACCACCAAATAGTTTTGCGAATGGGTTAGGTTTTTTCATAAGATTCTCCTGTTGTATAAATTGATTGTAATGTGTATGCGTATATTATGCAAGTTTTATAGGAATTTTTTTCCACGTTCTTCGTAGAAGTGGTGTTTTCTATGGCAGTTAGCACAGAGTACTATGCATTTTTTTATTTCTTCTCGTGCGCCATTGTAGTTTTGCCATTGTAAAAGCTTAGATACTTTTTTGTTGGTTAGGTCTTTTTTGACGTGATGGAAATCAAATGTTGCTGGGTGTGTCTCGCCACAGTGTGCGCAGTGAAGGGTTGCTTTGAATTCTAGCCATTTTTTTCTGAGGGCTTTTTTTCTGATCCCTACTTTTTTTATGTGTGTATCTTTGTTTTTTTCGTAGTAATTTTTTGAATACTCTTTTTGTTTGGCTTTTCTAACTTCTGGATCTTTGTATGGCATAGGACGTTTTCCATGTGGGGTATGGAGGGATGTGAATTTGGCAGATTAAAAGCTGTTACCCAGAAAGTAGCAAAACTAGTAACTTACTGCATCCTTCAACGGCTACTTAACCATCCCCTCTGAAAGTATAACATGTACTAAACGTGTGTATGTCTTAAAAATTAGGGTCCCGTTATGACTAAGGGGTAAGCACCCCCCCACCCCCCACCCCTCGTTGTCCCGCTCCCCTACCCCTCGAAGTCAGATGAGAATGATTATCATTTGCGTTTATTTTGTTCACAATAGGGGTAGATTGCATATAGTATACGATGCTTGCATCCTCTCTTTAACAATTAGTGAATTAAACTTATCGGCTCTGATTTTCTTCCATCATTAGGGGGAACAGTCTAACGATAGTATCAAAACATTTAATTCACTAGGCGTGAGGTTGTAATCATCCTCTCTTTAACAATTTGCTAAAATGCCCATCTTGAATCCGTAGATGGTATAGGGTAGGTGTAGATTGGAAATAACCTTATTGTATGTAGTAGTGAGCCTAACGAGGGCGGTAACAAATCGGAGAGGGTGCAATAGTCCCGTATAAGATAGAAGGATACGGCTTAGAATTTTAATGTTCTAGGTTTAGTATTTCATGTAATCACCATAACTAGCAAGCCGATTAGTCACGAAAACAGAAAAGGTGTGGTAATGAGAAAAGCCATGCAATCGAGTAGTATCCCTATGTATTAAATGTATCTGACAATTATGTTTAATGCCAAGCCTCTTAACCTCTGACAAGAACTGCTAAAACAGCGAGGCGTATCAATAATTTATTAACCAACGGAAAGCGTTACCAAAAGAATTTACGAGGTTGATTAGAAATAGTCAGCCTCCCTAAGTTTTTTTAGTAGTCTAATCGTAGTTTAATTTTAAAGGGTATTATTATGTCAAACAATCAATTAGCAGTATTCAACAAAGATATCTTCACAATGTCAGTTTCTAAGACTGGCGTAGTTAAGACTGGTTCAATCGCTTTAACCATAGCAAAAGGTTCTAGTGCAAGCCGTTCTAACATAGGTTACACAATCTATCAGGAACAAATCGCTAATGGTATGTATCGCCCTGCGGCTCGTGACATTGTCAGTCAGTTAGTTGCGAAGTCTGCTCAGCCGTATCTATCTGTTTCAGTGGATGCAAGTGGTCCAATGAAAAAGGCTGACTTTATCGCACTATGCACTCAAGTGGATTATGTCGTGCGTAATAGCGGTAAGGAATTAAAAGGCACTAAGGCTTATGTATACGATATCGTCAAGCAAGTTGTTCAATCAGTTGTTAAGGCTGAAGGCACTGGCGAAGTTGTTGCGTAAGTTGTATATCAGTGATACTGATGAGGCTTGATGAGCCGAAACCCCTACGGGGGTCTATCACATGGAGGGTTTATGAAAATTAAAAAGGTTCATACTGTTCCGAAGGGAACAATGTCGCACTATCCAACAGTAGTGCAAAAGGTTTGGGATTTTAGTCCCGATGCACCGAAGTATAAAGGTGGGCATGATGGTGCTAGGCATCAAGGGGGCTTGCCCCCATCAACTCGAATGACAAACTGTGCAGGTGTGTATGAGATGGCTCGCACATTCGGACAAAAGAATAGAGACAATAAGTATGTTCTATCTCGCCCTGTTATGCCAAAGAAAAGATAAGGCATAGTTATTCCAATTAGAGGGACTGCCAACCCCTCTTCTAACAGTAGGCAATGGTCGTGAACACGAGGGGGATTCGCCAACCTACCTAAACCATCAATTAGGCTTACCATAATAGTGCAGTATTGTATTTATCTCTGTTCTCTTGTTCCATTTAGAGATAATTACCAGAGATAAATACAACCCCCTTATAAACAGGTGCTTTGCTGTCTGTAATTATCTAATTATCTATTTATCTATTAATATATAGTATAGAGAGATATAGAGAACGTGTTCGTGTGTGTTTGTATTTGCACATGGCATACATTACATATCTCTATATACGGGGGTCGCCTAAACGAAAAAACGATTTAGAGATAATTACCTGAGACCCTTTGTTTATAAGGCTCCTATTTATCTCTAGCAATTATCTCTGTATTATCCACCCCAAAACTCACCAAAGAAAGGTCACAAATCATGGAATCAATCCGTAATTGGGTAGACACAAATCACATGCAATATTGTGAAGAGTATCACGAGATGGGTTACATTGAGCCCACTATAAAATTCCGTATATGGGAATTCTTGTTCAACATCTTCAAATAACAGGCTCATTATGCTAATCAATATACTCTTTTCAATATGGTTTTACGCACAACTAATAGCGTATGTAGTCCTAGCAATCTTAGTAAACATCCAATAAAAAGGTACACACATGAAACAAAAACCAGACTTCACAGATTATTTATGGGGTGGGTTCTTCGCCATCTTTATTGGTGCAACCCTCGGTATGATATTCGTAATTAAATATGGAGCGTAACTATGGAAAACATATCAACACCTATCATCAGTCCTTTCTTCCCAAAAGATACTACGCATCGCAGTCCGCCAACATTGCAAATCGAGGTCTATATTAAACACAACTACGGTGCACAAGTTATTTATCCACACTGTGAGAAGGCAACCATATTCGCTGAGATGCTAGGACAGAAAACGCTAACCTTTGACAACTTGGCACACATCAAAGAACTAGGCTACAAAATCACCCAAATCCACGAGGACATCGACCTATGACATTAAACGAACTACTAAGAATAACCGATATGGTAGATAAAGAAAGAATGAATCCTTTTGACACCGAAGTATTTGTATCAGTAGATGGTATTACAAGAGAGCTAGAAGCAGGATTCAGTCTCAGTATTACCGAAAATAAAATAATCTTCCATGCAAAGGAATCACAATGAAATTCTATAAATTCAGACAAAACAATAGCGGTGGTTCTTTTTACGTCAACGACGAAGTAACCATTGAAGTATTCATAGAGGCAGAAAATGCTGACATGGCAAATACTAAGGCACAGACCCATGGAATTTACTTTAACGGATGTAGCACAGGGTCAGACTGCGATTGTTGTGGCGATAGATGGTACAAAGTCAGTGAGCGTAATGCATGTGATAACCCTATTGAAGATGCTAGTGGTTCTATCCATTGGGTAGATGAGGGTGAGTGTTACACACGTATTTATTTTAACAACGGAACAAAGGAAGAGTGGACAGCATGAGCAGAGCAGAAACATTAGACGCATTACACAAGGGTATTGAACTAGGATACAACACTGCATATGACATAGGATACGCACAAGGTAAGAAAGAAGTGGACAACATAAATGCAGATAACATGCAAGCACGAATAGATAAAGTTTCGAAAAATGCATTTGATGCAGGGAAAGAATTCGGAGTCAGAGAAGCGTTAGCAACATGGGAGTTAGACGTAGCGAAAGAACGCAAGAAAGCGTATGCCGCAGGGTATGTCAAAGGTAAAACTGACGGTAGCAACGAAGAAAAAACAGAAGCACCTATCAGAAAGCCCAACTTCATCAAAGAACTAGAAGATAGCAACACACCCACCCTCAAAAAGAAATTAGATGAAGCACTAAAACTTTGGACTGATGGCGAACCTGCGCCAGAGAAAAGAGGCAGACCATTCAAAAAGAAAGAACCGCAACCACAGGGGATGCCTACACCAAAGAAAAGAGGCAGACCTGCTAAACCAAAAGGAGAGTAACTCATGGAAGTTAAACCAAATCTCATCAAACACAAAGGTGTCAAGAACTCAGACATCTGTACACATGTGGATAAGCACCACGATTTTGAGACGAACAATAAAACAGTTTATGGAGAGAAAAGAGGCAGTTATTATGTAGTCTGTTCTTATGGGGAGCATTACCCCATGTTTGTCTATGACTATGAAGCAGAAGTATGGCTTGGTAACAATGAGAAATCATCACGAACTACTGAACGACATAAGAAATATGCTTGGCCTAACGCTGAAATACACCAGTGGTTCAATGCAGTTCAGTTGATGGACATCATGTATTACGGATTCAATAACTATATCGCTAACAGACTAGAAGGAGCAACAGTATGAAATTATTCCCAAGCAGAGACAAGAAGATCGAGTTACTAGCACGACTCAGGTTACTAAATGTCAAAGAAGTTCGTGTTGAGTTTAGTGGTGGCGGTGATTCAGGAGACATCGAGGACATTGCTGCATTCGATAGCGACAATGGCAGAGTAGAAATCTACAAAGAAATGATTGAGTGGGTGGTAGAGACGGATAGAGTTAAGCGAGACAACGAGTGGGTGATGCAGACCGAGGTCAAGACGATAGGCATCGATGAAGTACTTAAACAGATTACACTTGACTGGCTTGAAGATTCGAACCTTGACTGGTACAACAACGATGGGGGGCAGGGTCATATGACTATCGACTTCAGAGAATCACCGCCTAAGTTTGAGATGGATGTGGGAGTTAATTACATGGAGACAGATCACCACGAGTTTGAGAGTAACGACGACGATTGGGGAGTTGAAGATGAGTAACTGGGTAGACAAACTAATAAGCATAATAAACAAAATAGATGTAGAAGAACCGATAAAGGAGGTAGAGCAAGTGACAGACGTATTTATAACAACCAAAAAGGCAGCAACTATGTGTGGCTTGTCGTTAGGTACGGTTCAGAAGATGGCTGACAAGGGCATATTTAAATACTATCTCACATTCGGTGGGCATAGACGCATACTACTCAGCAGTGTTAAGGACTATCTCAAAGCAAGGGACAGCGAACTAGAGAACGGAGGGATATAGATGAAGATAAGCACGGTTTTAAAGAAAGCGAAACCACACTTGGAAAGCGTTAATTTTGTATGTTGGGCGATTAACCGTGCAGACGCACCTTGGGCTTCTTGCGAAAGAGCAAAAAAATATATTCGAAAATTAATACATCCACACAGTACAGTCACTCAGTGGCTCCATGAAAATGGAGTAGGTCCGCACCTTACATACCACTATCAAGACGAGTACAGACGTAGATGGATTGACCATATGATTGCAACCTTAGAGAAGGAAGGCAGATGAACCCATACCATCACTCATTAACCTCAGTCAAACTATGGGGTGGAGAAGTAGAAGACTATCAACCATTGCACGATTGGATGGACGACACAAAGGCACACTTTGCAGATGCACGACACCGAGCCCTCAAGCACCACTCACTAGGTATATTCCAAGGAGAAGAGAAGTTCGGTAAGACCATCACAGTTACGGGCGGTAAGAAAGTCCCCGTCCGTATGATTCTTGAGCAACATGTAAAAGAAGATTGTGGTGGTCGTATCCCCACAGTGCAGGATTGGTTCGAGAACATGACCATGAAAGTATGGATGAATCGTGGATATACAGTAGACAAAGAGCAAGCAGACCTATCATCAACACATCAACCAACCACACAAGGAGCATGACATGCATTGGAACCACAGAGTAATCAAAACTGACATCGAGTTTGAATCAGACGGAGAGATTGTAAAAGAGTCTTACTTCCAGTTCGCTGAAGTATATTACAATAGCAAAACTAACGAACCATACGCACACTGCGAGCCACACATGACTGGCGACACAATCGAAGAGTTACAAGGTATGGTAGAACGGTTAAGCAAAGCATTAAAACAACCAGTCTTAGCAGAAGAAGACTTTACAGGAACGTATGACGGTGAGGAGGATGAAGATTAATGGCATACAAAAAGAAACCGCCAGTGGAAGAAAGTTTAGAACAGTGGCACAAACGCATGAAATCTTTTATTAACGTAACAGGAGAAGGAGGCATGTCCCTCGAAGAAATTTCGGTGGTTTTAGGATGCAGTAGGGAACGAGTTAGGCAGATCGAAGCAGAAGCACTAAGGAAGTTAAGAAAAAGATTATCACGACTAGATATCAAAGAATACAGAGATATCTCAGTAGATACACATGGCACATCAGATACATTTAACCCCAACATAGACTAAGAAAGGTAACACACATGAAATACTCAGATATCAAAGAATCAATTGTTTCACAGTTCAGCAGTTCACATGGTCGTAAGCATCCAGCGTTTCTATTACTCGGTGCTCCAGGTGGTGGTAAGTCAGACTTAGCCCGTGACATCGGTCGTGAACTTAAATTCGAAAAGGTTATTGAGTTTAATGCATCACTCCGTGACCCAGTAGATCTGTTAGGTACACCATCCAATGCAGGTGAGACTACACGGTGGAAGAAGCCCGATGACCTAGCGCAGTTGGAGTATGGTCGTAATCTTCTAGTTATCGAGGAGTTGACTGACTGTTCACCGCAGATGCAGAATGCGTGTTGTGGTCTTATTTACGACGGCAGAGTTGGGGAATTGAACCTATCATCAGAGACCTACGTCATCGCCAGTGGTAATCGTACAGAAGATAAGTCGGGTGCTTACAGACTATCAACCAAACTTGCCAACCGCATGCGTATCCTTGACTTCGATGTCTCATTAGACGACTGGTGTGACTGGGCGATCGACAACTTGCCCGATGATACTGTTGCTAAGGTAGTGTCGTTCTTACGATTCAAACCTGACTTACTCAGTGCCTTCGATGCCAATGCTAGAGTATCTCCAACCCCTAGAGCGTGGGCTCGTGCCGCACAGATTCCATCGACACTTCGGTCTGACTTGTACTTTACCAATGTGGCAGGCGATGTTGGCGAGGGTGCGGCTGCTCCGTTCACTGCGTTCTGTAGACTGTTCGATGAGTTACCCAACCCTGACGAAATTATGATGCACCCTAGCAAGGCAGAAGTGCCGACCAAGATGGATGTGTTGTATGCGTTAACTGGTGCGTTGGCTCACCGTATCAATAAGGACAACTTCGATCGTGCTATCGAGTTCGTTAATCGTATGCCTCCAGAGTTCAACGTGATGTGTATCTCCGATGCCATGAAGCTCAAGCCAGAGATCAAGCAGACCAAAGCGTTCACACAGTGGGCAGTAAAGAACTCAAGCGTGTTGTTCTAAGAAAGGTATCGAGATGACTGACGAACAGGAAATAGTTAAAGCAGTAAGCAGTCGTCTCGATGGAGAACCTAGACGGTTTAGGATGTACGCAGCACAGACCATTTACTACTCCGTTGAGATAGATGCATACAGTAAAGAAGAAGCACACGAGAAGTATAACGATATGGAAGTTGACTACAACAATATATGTGAAGAAGGAGAAACATTTCATACACATACTACAGAAGTAATTAAGACTGGCAAGAGAGATGCAGCAGGAGTAGTAACTTACGGATGGGAAGAAGAAATAACCTTATGGGAGAGAGAGAGTAATGGATAAATTAGAATTGATGCAGAAATTTATAGAAGGAGTAATTGAGGCAGAGTATGACAAGTTTTTAGAAGAACAGGGTTATCAACATAGCCCTGAAATAATGGAGGCATTCTGTATAGGATATAGCAAAGGTATGATTGCGATGAATAATTTAATCGAACAAAAAATCATAGTTAAGGGGGAGTAAATGGATATATCCATATCAGTAGCAGAGATATTCTTAGGGCTATATGCAGTAGCCATGACGTATCTGTGGCACCAAGAGAAAGAGAATAGCAAAGATGAAGCAACATTTATAGCACAAGTATTCCTTGATTTACATGACGGTAAGGCAACGATGGTAGTAAGAAATAACGATAATGACGGTAGAACTGTAACCATTAGACATAAGGATGCACTATGAACTTACCTACAAACAAAGCGATAGATTTATTAGAGAATTGGCTAGAGTCTGAAGAACAATACGCTGATTCCGAAGAAGAATTGCAAGAGGTGAAAGATGTTGATGAAGCATTGCGAACCCTTAAAGATATACAAATAATGAAACAGAAAGATGTTATCAAACTCAAACTAAACAAGGATGCACTATGAATGTATACATAGCAATATACAAAGGTAAAAGAGTAGAGGTATGTGCGACTACCAGTTATCAAGCACAGAAGATTGCCGCAAAAGAATTCAAGGCGAAGAAACAATACGAGGTAGATGTATATCTAGCTGAGAAAGACGGGTTTTCAGTTACTCAAACAATCACTAACTAATAGGATGCACTATGAAACAACTAAACGAGAAGGCGATGCTTGTTAAACTTACCATGCGTAAGGCGAACTTAACCAAGCGAGATGCAGTAGCAGAGGCAATCATTCAGAATCAGATGGACGACACAAGTCTTATAGTCAACAGTAAGTTGTTCAGAGACCCCAACAACCCGATCAACCGTATCATGCAAGAACACTCAAGTATCTATATCTTCCACAAGAAGAACACATTGGGGTACATCGACAAGGGTCCCAGGATCCTCCCGAACAACAACTATATGGAATATACACATGAGATGCGTCAGCGTATTAACTATGTAGACTCACTGCTCGACAAGGAGATGCCTAACTACAACAACTATGTACAACTTGATATCATGTATCGCTCAAAGAATCAGGTCACATCGAGAGCAAAGGTAGAGGACTATCCAACAGCAGAGGAGTTCCGTAGTTGCATGGGTTATTCATTACGCTTCGCTCCACTACCAGACCAGAGTCACTTCCTATATGACCTAAGTGAGGAAGATAAGTTGGGCTTCCAAGAGTCTATCAAGGAAGCTGGTAAGGTAGCACGACGTGACACTGTAATGAGTATGCTTGAGCCACTTAATAAGTTAGTAGCCAAGTTGAGTATAGAGATCGGAGAGAAGGAATCAGTGTTTAGGAACAGTGCCATCGAGAATGTATTGGATGGACTAGAGCGAGCAAGGAAGTTAAATATCGATGATGACCCTGCGTTAGATGAGGCAATCAAGAACCTATCATCAGCCATCGTAGTATTTGATCAGCACAAGGACTCACTCAGAGAATCACCAGTTGTTAGGGAATCAGCCCACAAGAAGTTAGAAGCCATCGCCAACAAAATGAAAGGACTAATGTGACCGATGAAGAGATAACAGATAGAGTTTTATTCCGCATGGAAGGTACGAGAACGATTGTTCTAGACTATTTTAAAGTTGAATATTACGACCATAAAGATGATGCAGATGTAAAAAGCGGGTATGTAGGAGTTATTAGAGGAGGATATCAATCATGGATGGATGATACGGAAGACTATTATCAAGGTGATGTCCATTACATAATCGATAGTAAGGAGGAACTTGAATCATTAGAAATTGGAAAGTCTTTTACTTGTGATGGTGACTGGGACATCTTAGTAAGTATCGACTACAACATCAATCACACAGGAATATTTGAATACACATACGAGGATATATACAATGAAGACAGTGAGTAAGTTGGACAAAGCAAAAGTAGCCATCGGCTTAGACCATCCGTTCTTTGCCAGTATTTTATACAAACGACCCCTTGTTGCACGTAAGGATATACCGACACTAGCAGTCAACGCACGAGGTACTATCTACTACAACCCAGACTTTATTGAGTCATTAACTGTGCCACAGATTGTATGGGGCTTAGCCCACGAGGTAGGTCATGTCATTGCACAACATGCTACAAGACGAGGTCAGCGTGACCATGGTAAGTGGAACTATGCAGGTGATGCATGGATTAACGACACACTAGATACATGTAATGTTGGTGAGCGTATACCTAAGACTGTCAACCTACCTGGCTCTAAGGACAAGACTACTGATCAAATCTACAATGAGTTA